ATTTCAATTGATTTAAAATGCGTATTTATCAACGTTTACAGCTATTTAATGCTATTTACAAAAAGCTGAATTTTATATTATTCGTGTATGATTCGTGTACAGAGCAATAAGAAAAGAGGGCTATAATTGCCCCCTTTCCATCGTAAATGCGCAATTAATGTGTTTCAGCCTCAGAGTCTTCTGTCACTACCCTTTCTAATAAATCAAGGACATATATGGGGGCTTTTCTACGACCACTCTCCCATTGCTCAATTGTCCTTACTGGGATGTTATATTTTTTCCCAAATGCCGCTTGTGATAATCCAAGAAGCTTTCGCATTTCTTTTAGTTCCATTATAACTATCTCCTTTTTAAAGTAATAATGATAGAACAGATTGACAATACAATCGCTATGCTACTTAATGTTATTGCAAATATCTTCATTTTATCTTTTTAGATGAGCGGGGGATTGTGTTATCCCCCTTGCCTTAACCATACCTTATTGCTATAATCAATGTAGCCAACGAAGCTATCAAATTGATAGTTGCAGTGATGAGGTTAAGCATTTCAGCCTTGTTGCTGCTTTTTTTATTTCTCATCTTTCTACCTCCTTTCTGTATTTATAATACCAGTCATTGGCGTATATGTCAATAGTTTTATTAAACTTTTTTCTAAAAATTGCAATAAAAAAAGAGAGGGATCTACCCTCTCAATTACATAACGGAAATAGCTCCGTCTTTGTCTGCTTTAATGTCTACCGTTCCATTAGTGATAAGCTTTCCATCCTTGACAGCAAAGACAGCATTATCGCCCATAACTAATCCTTTTTCAATTCTACTGCCATTATCATTGTAGAACTGCCATTCATTATCAGATTTCACCCATCCGACTTGCATAACTCCATCGGAATTAAAGTAGTAATTTTTACCAGAGATTGCATGCATACCACTTATATAGGCACTTCCATCGTTAGGTTCTAAATAATACCACTTACCACCAATTGACAGCCACCCTGTATGCATCTTGCAGTTACTATCAAAGTAGTACCATTTATCTTTGATTTGCTGCCAGCCAGTAACAGCATAGCCAGAGCTATCGAAGTAGTACCATGCGCCTTCTAGCTGCGCCCAGGTTGATTTATAGTAGTTACCTTCTTTAGTCCTGTACCACCACCCTTTTGAGTCTTGTATCCATCCTACAGTTGGAGCAGTTGAGTAATCTGGTCTATAAATATTCCTAATATTCTTTGGATATCTGATTCTTATAGCCACTCTCGAACCGCTTGTATTTCCCTCGAGTGTGGTAATTGTGCCATTCGCATTTCTACTTATCACGAACCCTATGTGGTCTCGCGAACCGCTCCCTGAGTTATTTCCTTTTCCCGACCAGCAAAATATGACGATGTCACCAGCTTGTGCCTCTGACAGATTTACCCATTTCAGATTCTTACTACACCAAATCTGTGCGTTAGCGACATTGTTGTTCTTCTCCCACTTAATTCCCAAATGTGAGAGTATATATGATACAAAGACTGCACACCACGCCCAACCTCTAAAAGATGAAGAACCATAGTACCAGTCTGCGAATGTTGCAGAGCCTTGACCTAGAAACTTCCTAGCATACTCTATAACTTTATTTCCGTTCACAGTTACACCTCCTTATCTGTTGGTGCATCTGATGGATCGTGTTCCTCTTGTGAAATTGCAGTAAAACCCGGAGTATGCTCTCCGCCAATCTCGTCTCTAGGCTTTTTGTAAGTCATAGCCATTTTAGAGTCACTTGTTCCTTTGGTAGTTGGGTCAGTTATTACGCCAATCTGCCACAGGAAAAATAACAGCATCTTTGCTGTCTCCTCTAAAAGCTCTTGTGGTGGTACTCCTTGTCTTGCCGCATTAATCACTTTTATGAACTGATACAACAGTGCAATCATACCGAGCATAAATGTTGTCAGCCATGCGTAATTTCTAAATCTTACTTTCCAATTAATCCTCATTTTTGCCTCCTTTTAGCAATAAAAATACCGAGCTATGCTCGGCTAACTAACTTATTTAAATTTATATTTTTCGAGATCATCAAGACGATGATTTACCACCTTAAGCCTTTCCTCAATCACAGGTATGCGGCTTGCGAAATCGTTATGCATTCTGACCTCTTCCGTGAGTTTATCAATCTTGAAGTCGGTCAGACAACTAGTTTTTCTTATCCCATATAACGAACCTGCACCTGCACCTAAGGCGGATATTGTTGCAACCATTATACTCGTCCAATCAATCATTACTTCCACCTTCCTGTAGCTCTGTAGAGTATCCTTGCGTTCACTCTAGTTAGCTTACTCATTGATATGTAATAGATGCCTCCGATATAGTCCTTCGTTGACATCTTTCGAGTTGTCCAAAGCTCACCATCTGGTGCCTCAATCTCTACACTAGTCAGTGGTGTATCTATAAATAATCCAGGTGGGAGGTCTGTCCTGCTGCCTCCGGAGTAATATACAGGTCCCCAAGGATTTGCAGCGGATACTGTGCCGAACCACATTCCCTCTGCAACAGCTGTACCGTCCGCATACTTGCGAACGTTCCAGTTCACCCCGCCAGCGGTTACTTTGGAATCCTCGTATAGCCCCTCAATACTATCAACTTGTATAGCCTTGGCTATAACAGTTCCATTGCTATCAAATTCCACTACGGGTTCAACAATGCCGTCTAACTTAGGCGAATGGAGAAGGCTTGCAATTACATTGTCTTCTCTTTTTGAGTCGCTGTGTACGATGAATACCGACATCCCTGACTTACTAATAGCTGTAAGGTCGGCAGCTGATGAAGTAAATTTTGATGAAAGAGCTTCTATATCGTAACCCCCTGCTGTAGCGGTAAATGCTGCATGTAGACCTTGATTAGTTACGTCGTTTGCGAACACGTTGACTGCGCCCGTACCTCCGCAGTCAATCGATGCGCCTTTGATGTTATAGTCGCCGTCCTTCGCATCCTTAATGCTCTTGATGTCAATCAGCTTTTTGTCTTGTTCATAAAAGCTAATTCTATCCTCTGCAAATTCAGCGCTTTTCTTTCCATCTTTGCGAATTTGCAAAGAGTTATCAGTCAGCACCGTAGATGCGCCTTCGTTTGACTTTGCGTTCTTTGACACGATTAACCCTGTGCCAGCCTCGAACTTCATATAGTCCGTTGCGGTTTTCGCAGCCTCAATAGCCTTGTCATTTACCGATTTAATCGATTTAAGATTAATGCTATCACTAGCTAATGTTCCCATACTTATGCCTCCAACTGCGCTGTTATATTCGCAGTCTCAATATTCTGTATCATATAAGTGTTACCCTCATGCACCTTGACACCATCCTTGTACCACACGACTTTACCAACCGCAGCAATTTCGCTGTCAGTCAGCTTGCGACCATCCTTATATACGTGTGCGGTTAGATTAGTGTCAATTAATGTATCCGTGAACACTGTCCCACTTGAACTCTCAACGGTTAGATTATAACTGCTACCACCTGTGCCGGGTGTTAGATTTAGATTAGCAAGTCTATTCGCGAGCTCTCTCACCTGATCATCAATACCGCTAGCCTCTTCAACAAAATCACCCAGTTTAGCCTCTATTTTCCCAGCGGTAACTGACGTTTTAAGCTCTAACAATCTACTAGATATATATAGTTCGCCTTCATCATTAACGATGTGTACGGTATCACCAATGCGTAGATTATCAGGTAGTACAGCTATATCTACCTCATATGTATATACTGGTACAGATAATTTCTTGAGTTCCGTCACCGCATGAGCGCATAACTCTGATTGTGAGGTCGTTTCAAAGCTGTATGTACGTTCAATATGCTTGCCGTTGCTCCAGGTACTGCCCCACTTTGCAACTGCACTCCTCGACTTGAGGAGTTTACCATCCACATAGATATCACCATCATCATAGCTATACCCCTCTAGTGTTATAGGTTCGTTTCCACCCTCTGGTGTGCCTCCTGTAACTCTTAGAGCTGTTGCGAGTGTCTGCACCGACTCTTTATCACGTATGTTCTTCACATCTCGACCGAGCCTAAGCTGTACCTTTGCATCTTTACCGCGCTTTTTCCAGAGATTAATTAGCAGTTTTTTAACCGTCATACCTTCGATTTCAAATGAGTAAGATACTTCTGCATTATCGAACTGTGTTGCAATAGAGTTGATTCGTTCAGCTACGGTGCTTTCGCCATCCCATTTAAGTGTTCTCTTGAGATTAGATATTTCATTTACTCCAATCTCAAATCCTGTACCTCTTATCCATTCATCAACATACCCCGCAGCTGTATAGGCTTGTGATGCCTCATACTTTTCTGCAATGGAATTAAGTAGGTCCATTCCTGCATCTTCGCAGTATAATGTAACCTCTTTCTTTTCCTCATCAAACTCACGGTCGATTATGGTGTAAAACTCGTTCTCAGCATTATGCTTGCGTAGCAAATAATTACCCGCCTTGCATAATTTGCGCAAATCGTGCTGTGGACTATCTCCATAACATATAGCTACTTCAAAGATAACAACTCCGTTCGACACATATTCCGTTTTCCCATCTTCAACAATTGACAACCCTTCATTAAGGCTTGTGGAAGCTTGACCAAGTATCTGCATTTTTCTATCTGCAAAATATATGATCATATATATACCTCCCTATATGTAAGCTTCGCTGTTGGTTTATTAGTAGTGAACGAGGAGTGAGCGAAGTTAATTTTGTTCTGTCCTGGAATTAACTGCAAAGTTTCCCAGTCGTTACCGAGTGCGCCAAGGTCTGGTCTAGGCAAATTGTTAACCTTTATAGATCCGTCTGAGCAATCCGCTATGAGGTTATCACCTCTTGCGAACTTGTTAGGGATGTCGTCGAACTTCTCGACATTGGTCTTCCTGAATTTAACCCAAAATAAGTAATTGAGCATTGGTGGGTATGAGTCATTAGATCCCCTATACTTTGTGGAAGCAAATGTGACTTTTGTTGCCTTCATTTCCTTGCCCTCTGGCACAGTGAATGAAAGTATTCGCCCTCCAACATTAAATCTGAACTGCTCGCCAATCTTACTAATCGATATCGTTCTTACTGGAGGGTGTCCCGCATATCCGAACCCGAACCAATCCGAGAAATAGCCAGCATCGAATTCAAAGTAATGCACGTACTTGCCTCCTGCATATATCTTCGCATTCGCAGCTGTGCCCGAGTACCATTTAAGTAACTCGACACCAGCTACAACGTTACCGCTATCGTCATGTATCATGCATTCGTAAGTTCCAAGACAACGTGGATCGCAGCTATCGTTTAGAGCCCAAACTAAGAAATATGACATTTCAAAGTTCTTTGCGCCCTTAGCTCCCTCGCTGTCTGCTGGAATTTCTTTTGTTACAGACGGACCACTTAATTCAGCACTCATATTGGGACCATAACTAGATGGGGTTATGTACTTAGCACCAGATTCCTTAACTTGAAATGCGCCTTGATACAGATGTCCCTCGTGTGATTTGCCTACATTTTTATCCCAACCATTCAGAGTCACCTCATTGAACTTGTCGTCAATAAGCGTTTGACTCTCCGTATGTGTGGTGGTGTCAAGCTCTTTAGGATCTCCTAACTGAATCACATGGCTTTGTGCATCAGAAAATACTATATAACCACTCTCTCCGTGTCTTGCTTGCGCGAAGTCAACGGAAAATATCGGTGAACTTGGCACCGTTCCGTTGTAATTGATATTAAAAACTCCGTCAACAGCCTGCACATTGTATTCGCTTACGCTGTACTTAAACGGATTCAGGCATTGTATTTCAAATTCGCTTGTACGCACACATGAGTTATGATTGATGTCTCCGTTCATTATTGGAGTACCGATATAATAAACGTCTTTTTCATCCTCAAATGCAATCTTCGCATTATTGACATTTAGTAATTCATTTAACTTCCTAAGTTTCTTTAGGACACCATCTGGAGTCTTCCCCTCTATTAAAAACCCTACCTTTAGCGTTCTTGATGGAAACCGCTTATTTTTAAGCTTACTTCCATTTGAATTTTCTAACTCTATTAATTTTAGTTCTGCAGCTAAACTCTCTCTGCCTTTGACATAACAAGTTAAAAAACCGGGGAGCAACGCTTCTTTTTGCTGCCCCTTTAGAAATATTGAATTTTTTTTTGCATCTTTCCGGGAAATG